AGGCGCTCATCGATCCTGTCAGCAATCGCTATCTCAGCGAAGACTACATGTTCTGCCAGTGGTCGCGTAACATTGGTCAGAAGGTGTGGTTCTGCCCGTGGATGAAGCTCTCTCACATCGGGACTTACGTGTTCGGCGGTTCGCTGGAATCGCTGGCACAGCTATCCCACATTCAGCGGGACAAGGGACACGCGACTCCGGTAGCGAAGGACATCTCTCAGAAGGTGCCGACGCCTCCGACGCCCGCGTTGACTCCCAAAGCGGACCCAACCGCTCCGTTGATCGAGGTGACCGGGGGAACAGTTGAGGAAGCGCCGAAGGGATAACATGGCGAAACGAGAGTATGTGCAGGAGCAAGGTGAGGGACTGAAACCGACGAATCCGAAGGATGCTATCGGGGGAGACAAGATCCCTTACCACCTCTGGCCGGAAACGGCGACGATTCTCGGTTGTCTTGCGATGCTGGAAGGCGCGTTGAAATATGGACGCGCCAACTGGCGTCCCGGCGGAGTCAAGTTGAGTATCTACTACGACGCCGCACGTCGTCACTGGAACAAGATCATGGAAGGGGAATGGATTGACCCGGACAGTGGCATTCCCCACATCGGACACGCGCTCGCGTGTGCCGCTATCGTTGCGGATGCTCATGCCAATGGAAAGATTGACATGGACTGCAACTATCCGGGCGGATACGTCAAGCTCATTGAAGAGATGACGCCGCACGTCAAGCGGATGAAGGAAAAGTATGCGGACCGAAACCCGCATCACTGGACGAGTAAGGATGTGTTAGAGCATGAGCGGAACGGTTAGTTTTGACTTGGACGGAGTTCTCGCAAACTTCACGCGAGGATTCACGCGAGTAGGGAGACGGCTGTTCGGCACTCCCGTCGGTAATGAGTCCAACCAGAAGACGTGGGACTTTGAAGCGTTTCCGGAGTTGCGTCTGGACAAGACGCTCACGAAGCAGATGTGGGCGGACTTGCTCAGAGACAACGCATTCTGGACCAACTTGGACCCCTTGAACGTGTCCGTCATGCCCGAGGTAGACGCGATCCGGAACAAGGTGTTCATCACCAATCGTGCGGGGATCGACCCCAAGACACAGAGCGAACGCTTTCTAGAGGCGTGGGGAGTGCGCGAGCCTCGCGTGTTCCTTGCGTCAGAGAAAGTGCCGGTCGCGAAAGAGCTACAGGTCGTGGCACACGTTGACGACTACATTGTCAACTGCCGGGACTTGAAAGCAGCGCTTCCGGATGCGTATATCGCGATGCTCTGGACACCCTACAACGAAGTCCACCACGCTGAGTGGCGTGCGCTGGGCGGCGAAATCGTGGTAAGCGTAGAGCAATTCATTGATGAGGCAGACCGGCGAAAGCTGATTGTCCGTTGACATCAGCATCCGAGTGTGCTATAGTAGTCGTAGTTTCGTTATTCCGCAGGAGTGAAAAGCATGGCAGCATTTACAGTGAGTTCCACGGTTCAGAAGATTCTCAAGAACTTCGCGACCATTTCCAGTCAGGTTCTCTTGGCAGAGGGCAAGACGCAGAAGACTATCGCGCAGGGCAAGTCCGTCCTGGCAATCGCGGAGCTTCCCGACGCTTGGCCGCAGGAGACTGGCATCTACGATCTGGACAAGTTCCTGGGTATCCTGTCGCTGGACAGCAAGCCGGAGATCGAGTTCGGTGAGGAAGCGATGACGATCACGTCTGGTGCATCCAGCGTGAACTATCGCTATTCGGACCCGACGACGATCCTGGTTCCACCAAACAAGACGCTCCCGACTGACAAGCCGGCAGTGGAGTTCACGCTGTCTGAGGCAGCGTTCTCGCGTCTTGGCAAGGTCGTGTCCATGCTGGACCTGGACCTCGTCGTGTTCAGCGTCAGCGTGAACGGGGACGAGAAGAGCGTGTCCGTTGCGGCGAAGGACAGCAAGAATCCCGTGTCGCATACCGCCAAGATCGTGGTGCCGAGCGAGGACATTGTGGCGCATCAGGACTTCACGGCGGACCTGAGTTTCAAGTCGGAGCATTTCCGCTTGCTCATGGACGGTGCATACACAGTGCATCTTGCCAAGTGGCCGTATGGGTTCTTCACGCACAAGACGGAGCCTGTGTCCTACTTCATCGTCGCACAGCCGTAGTTCGCGCTCCCGTAGTTTAAGCAGAACGGCGGGGCTTATACCCCCGATTGCGCTAGATGAGCGCCCGGTGCTGGTGCAAGTCCAGCCGGGAGTACCAGAGAGGACAGCATGGAACCGCGTGAGCATTTCGTTTGGGTAGAGAAGTATCGTCCGCAGACGCTGGACGAGTGCATTCTGCCTACGTCAGTCAAGCAAACACTAACGGCGGCCGTCCAGCAGAAGGATACGACGAACCTCCTGCTGGTCGGTCGTGCGGGAACGGGAAAGACAACGGTCGCGAAGGCATTGGTCCGCGAGCTTGGAGCGGATTGTCTCGTTATCAACGCATCTGAGGAAAACGGGATTGACGTTATCCGGGGCAAGATCAAGGATTTCGCGTCCACGATGGGCTTCTCCGGGGAGCGGAAATACGTCATCCTAGACGAAGCTGATTACCTCCACCCACAATCCACACAGCCCGCACTCCGAGCATTCATCGAGGAGTTCTCTAAGACGTGCGGGTTCATTCTTACGGCGAACTTCCCGCAGCGCATCATTCAGCCACTCCATTCGCGCTGTGCGATTGTGGACTTCAAGATCCCCGCATCGGAGCGTCCCGTGGTTGCCGCGGCGTTTGCGAAGCGCGTCATGGACATTCTCACCAAAGAGAAGGTCACGTTTGACAAGAAGATCGTCCAGCAAGTCGTTGCACTTTACTTTCCGGACTTCCGCCGGATTCTGAACGAGCTACAGCGGTTCAGTTCCGGGGGTGAGCTATCGGAAGCTATCCTATCACAGATTACAGACAAGGACATCGGGGAGTTGTTCTCCGCACTCCAGTCGCAGGACTTTGGTCTGGTGCGGAAGTGGGTCGCGTTGCATGAGGATATGGACTCCACAGCGTTCTACCGAATGCTGTCGGAACAGCTTCCGAAGCGCGTGGACGATAGCTGTCTGCCAGAGATGATCGTGGGAATCGCGGATTACTCCTACAAGGTCGCGTTCTGCGCGGACCAGCAACTCAACAATCTCGCTTGTCTGGTGGAGATTATGCACAATGCCAAGTGGAGATAAACGAGTCTACGTCGCGTCTCGGTTCATGAATCAGGTCCTTGTGCGCGTGTTCTGCGCGAAGGTCGCAACGATGGTGCCGCGAGACGGACAGCGCATCATCTTCATGAACACCTGGCAGCTTGAGACGCCCGAGGTGAAACCGACGGACAAGTATCTCATGAACGTCGCGTGTCGCGATATCCGCGAGATTGACTTGTCAGATGAGTTGTGGGTGTTGAGTGAGGACTGCGAATTCGTGCCCGGTGGAATGCACTTTGAAGCAGGATACGCATACGGACAGGGGAAGCGCGTCATCGTGATGGGTCCGAAAGTCCATGCGTTCTACAACCTCCCTGACATCCAACACTACGCCAACTACCAAGACTTTCTAGCGGCGAATTTCCGGAGTGCGTTCGATGCCTGAGCATGAAACAACACGAACAGAGGACGAGGTGAAGTCCGGAGGCGTGACCGCCGGATTCTATGCGGACTTGCGCGTTCATCAGGACACTCCAACAGACCCGTTCTTTGGACCGTTCCTGGCAGCGTTGCGGGAGAACCTCGCTATCGGGAGTTCCGAGCTAGGGACAGCGATGATGCTGTTCTCACTCGCAGTCGCCACGCGCTCACACGCGATTCTGGAGATTGGTCGGAACACGGGATACTCCACGCTCGCGCTCGCCGCGGCCGCCAAGTTCAATCAGGCAGGATGGAAAGAGTGTGTTACGAACAAACAGCGTCCGGACATCGACTACAAGTTCTTTGAGGACACGCCGCGTAAGGCATACGTGTGGTCCATTGACATTGAGCCACAGCCTGTTGCGGAAGAGCTTCTGAAGAAATACGGCTTGCTGGACTACGTGATTCTGGTGAATCAGGACTCGCAGACAGTGGAGTCAGAGGTCAAGTTTGACCTGATGTTCATTGACGGGGACCACTCGTTCACGGGATGTCTCGCGGACGTGGAACGGTTCGTGAATAACTACCTCAAGCCCGGAGGCTACTTCATCCTGCATGACTACTTTGGATGGTATGTCAACGGGAAGAACTGTTCTCCCATCATGCAAGTCTGCCAGAAGTGCTTGGGCGACTACGACCAGGTGCTGATTGACACGGGATATCAGAGTCTCGTCCTGTTCCGAAAACAGCGGATTCAGATCCCCATCATCGGCAAAGTGGACGCGACATCTCCGGGCACTCTGGACATGCTTGGAGCGTCTGGCTCGATTGTCATAGGTGAGTAATGGCTGAGAAGATTTGGCAGTATCTAGACGCGCTCTCCCACAAGAAGGATCGGAGCGTTCTGGACGATCCACAGTTCGCGAAGGACTACGTTCCGTTCATCATCAATCGTGCGCTGTCCTATCACCAGGACGCGGTTTTGTCAGCGAATATGATGAACGAACGTCCCTGGTTGGACGCGGCATCACAGTTCCAGTTTCTTCTAAATACTCTCGCCGCTAGGAAACGCTTTTCCAAGTGGATAAAAGCTACTGTGCCAAACGATGCAAAGAGCGTGGCAGAATACTATGGATGTAGCATCCGCCACGCCCGCAACATCGTTGACTTGCACACCAAAGAACAGATGAAGATTATCCGGTCCCGACTGGAGAAAGGCGGGGCCGCAACGAAAGCGGGTTCCCGCCATGACAACACATGATGCCAACAGCGTAGTGCTACTACCCCATGTGGCAGCGGTGATACATGACTGTGTAGAGGTCCGTCTCGCGTCTCCGGACGATTTCCTCAAGGTCAAAGAGACATTGACTCGCATTGGAGTCGCCTCTCACAAGGACTATGAACGTCCTAGATTGTATCAAAGCTGCCACATTTTACACAAGCGCGGCAAGTATTACCTCGTCCACTTCAAAGAGCTATTCCTGCTAGACGGAAAGGCAGCACAGACTCGCTTTGATGAAACGGACCGGGCCCGTCGTAATACGATTGCGAACATGCTTGCGGAATGGGGATTGGTAACGTTGGTGGACCCCGCGAAGAGTGCGGCGCCCATCGTTCCAGTTTCGCAAGTGACAATCATTCCCTACCGGGACAAGGGAAGTTGGGAACTGGTGGCGAAGTATGAAATCGGAAAGAAGCGAAGCGCAACCGCTTGACCAGAAGTGTTGGGAGTGCGGGAAAGCAATCACCGACGACGAGTGGGTAGTGAATTGGGGTAGCTGCTCTGAGTGTTTCTCGGCAGCGTTCCAAAAGTATCTGGACGAGAACCCCGACTACCTAGAAGAGAATGTGGAACCCTATCCCTTTGATGAGGAAGAAGACGATGACGTTTAGTGACTATCAGGAAGGTGTATTGAATACGTGGAATTCCACGCAGGACGAGACAGCACGCAAGCTCAACGCGACCCTGGGAATCTGTGGGGAAGCGGGAGAGTTCGCGGACCTCGTCAAGAAGGATGTGTTTCATGGCGTCCCGGCGGACCGCGACAAGGTCCTGAAGGAGCTTGGAGACATCCTCTACTACGTGACAGTGACCGCGTATGAGTTCGGATTCAACCTTGAGCATGTGGCAGTGACGAACAACAAGAAACTCGCTGCCCGATATCCTGCTGGCTTCGTGAAGGGTGGCGGCATCCGGAGCGAAGACCATGGAGCTAAGTCAACAGGGGCTTGAGTTCATCAAGCGCCGCGAGAGTTTCCGCGACAAGGCATATAAAGACGTGGCGGGAATCTGGACCATTGGTTACGGCACAATCCGGATTGATGGTCGTCCCGTTCGTCCCACGGACACATGTACCGAGGAAGTGGCATCCATTTGGATTCGGGATGAGGCAACAAAGGATCATGTCGTCCCGCTCAACAAAGCACTTGCCGGCATTCCTCTCTCGCAGAATCAGTTTGACTCTCTCGTCAGTTTGTCGTATAATGTTGGAAGTGCTGGAACGCTCTCGTCCACGCTCGTCAGAACACTCAAGACTGGCGGACTTGTGACCGAGGACATGTTCACACGCTGGAGCAAGGCGCGAGTGAACGGACAGCTTGTGGTTGTGCAGGGATTGCTCAACCGTCGTCAGATGGAATGGCAGATGTTTTCAATTGGAGTCTATGAATGAGCGACCTCTTTGTATCACGGAAGGAACTTGGCGTCCAGAATGTTCACCTGAATTCGGGTGAGGATATCATCGGACGGGTGACGCTGAACACCAACGCCCGGACTTACTCGATTGAGAATCCGGTTGTGCCCAACATTGGGCAGGATGCTCAGACGGGAAACTGGCGCGTGGGATTGCTCCCGCTCCGTCCGTATCTCGCGAAGGTCAAGACAGTGGACGTGCCGGAGACTTCCGTTGCGTACCTTGTGGCAGTCGGAGAACAGATGGAAAAGCTCTACGCGCAGTTCGTGAGCGACATCGTTCTGGCAGGACCGAAGGATCTGAACACTCTTCTCAAGCCGTAACGCTGTGAAACATACTGTTCATGGTAAGGTGAAGTATCTCAAGTCCCTTCGCCCGGACTTGCTCTATACGTCCGTCACGACGATAGGGAATCGTGTCTGGGCCCGCGCTCGCGGGAAAGATGGGCAGCCGTTCTACGTCGAACAGCAATACACACCCACCTACTACACTCCCGCTCCGGACGACTCCAATGCGTATGACGCTTGGGGTTACGACGGAGTTTCGCTCGTCCCTACGATGTGCGACAATCTGAAAGAGGGGCGGGAGTTCTGCGAAGAGATGCAGGAGCAGGGGATTCCCGTCTATGGGAACATCCAGCCCGAATACATGGTTCTTGCCGACACCTACGGCAACCATGACGTGGAGCCGGACATGGAACGGCTCTACATTTGGTTCCTAGACATTGAGGTGGACAGAGACCCCGTGCGGGGGTTCGCCAAGATTGAGGACCCGTTCAATCCTGTGACCGCGATCACGGTGACGTGGCAGCACATGGGAAAGACGGGGACCGTCATCTACGGAACCAAGGATTACACACCTAAAGAGGACGAGACGTATTTCAAGTGCAAGTCTGAGGACGAGCTGCTACACAAGTTCGTTGACGATTGGGCAGAGGGATACGACTATCCGGACATCGTGACGGGGTGGAACGTCGCGTTCTACGACATCCCGTATCTCATCAATCGGATGAAGCAGCGTTTCAGCGAAGAGACGTGGCAGCGCATCTCTCCGTTTGAGCGTATCGCGGATCGCCGCGTGACGTTGAACGGACGCGACCAGACGGTCATGGACGTGCGCGGAGTCGCGATTCTGGACTACCTGGAACTGTATCGCAAGTTCACCTATACGCAGCAAGAGTCCTACCGACTGGACCACATCGCGCACGTAGAACTGGGCAAGCGCAAGCTGTCCTATAAAGAGTTCCGTTCGCTGTTCCATCTGTATCGTCAGGACCATCAGAAGTTCATTGAATACAACGTGCGGGACGTGGCGCTTGTCGTAGAACTGGACCAGAAGATGAAGCTCATTGAGCTTGTCGTCTCTCTGGCATACGGCGCGAAGGCGAACTACGCGGACACGTTCCGTCAAGTCCGTCTGTGGGACATCATGATCTACCACAGACTCCGTGCGCTCGGCAAGCAGATTCCCCCGCGTAAGGATGAGACGAAGACGGACCAGTATGCGGGAGCATACGTCAAGGACCCGCTCGTCGGACTCCACAACTGGGTCGTGTCGTTCGACGTGGCGTCCATGTATCCGCACATCATCCGCGAGTGGAACTTGTCCCCGGAGACGATTGCGGACCGTTCTACTGTCAACCAGTGGAGCGTGGACGACTTCCTGGCGCGTAAGGTGGACACGGGATTGCACGTCGGGGAACTGTGCGGGAACGACAACGCGCTGGCAGGGAACGGACTCCAGACACGCCGGGACATTGAGGGGTTCTTGCCCGCAATGCTCAAGGCACTGTATGATGAGCGTGTCCGATTCAAGGGATTGGCGAAGAAGTGCAAGGGAGAACTGGAAGCGATTCAGGGCGACCCGCACAAGTTCATGGAAGTTGCCGCGCTCAAGAAGAAGATCTCCGCGTATAACAATCAGCAGCTTGTCCGTAAAGTCAACCTCAACTCCGCGTATGGAGCGTTGGGGTCCGCGTATTTCCGCTTCTACGATACGGACATGGCGGAGGCTGTCACCAAGACGGGACAGTTAATCATCCGCTGGGTCGCGCAGGACGTGAACGCGCTCCTGAACAAGACGTTCCGGACGAGTGAGGACTACATCATCGCCAGTGACACGGACTCTATCTACGTCCGCATGAGTGCGGTGGTGCGGGAATACCAGAAAGCGCATCCGGAGGCAACGAAGGA